GTATTAATTTCTGATACTGCTTCGTTTAAATCTGAAGCTACTGTGTTTACATTAGCAATGTTTGTATTGACTGTATTAACACTTGCTATGTTTGAATTTAAGTTTGTTAATGTTGCTTTATCTGCTGTGCTTAACCAAGTGTTTTCTAAATATGTTTTATTTACTGCATCGTTAGCATTAACAGGGTTAGCTAAATTTTTAATTACTTTAGACTGTGCGTTGTACTTGTCGTCTGTGTCTACAGCTAAATTGTTAATAGCATCATCAGCTACTTCTTGAGCTATAAAGAAATTTTGATTAGCTGACCTATCTAAGTCTGCTTCAGTAAGAACTGAACCATCAGCAAAATCTACTAGTCTTGCATCAAGAGGTGTTTGTCTTTCTATTCTTATAGTAGCACCATTAGCTGGAGCTGAAGTAAATACTAGTGTTGATGTACTTACAGTAAATGCGGAAGTTATAGTTCCATTTATGTATGCTTTAACGTGAGAGCTATCTATATAAGAAAACGGAATAGCATAAGACGTAGTGCTTCCGTTACCTGTATAGGTAACTTGTGCGAAATATGTTGGCATTATTTATCTAGGTTGTTGTGTGTTTTTAGTTTGACCGAAATTTCTTATTGCTAATAAATTATCAAGAATTCGTTTATTAGTTGTTGGTCTATTACGAATTACGTCAGCATTATTTGCATTATTATTTTCAGCTATTTCTAAAGTTAATAATTTTTTACCTGCTGTATTATATAAAGTATCAACATGCGTAAATTTACTTCTCTCTAGTTTAAATTTATCATCAGCATCGTTTTTGTATTGTGTATATAATGTATCTAATGCTTTTAGTTTTTCACCTTTGTCATTTAATGAAGCACCTTTTCCTATTTTTATTGGGTCAGTCATTTCATTAAAACCATTTACATTCATATAATCAGTCATGGCTTCTCTCATTGTTCTTCCACCAAGTTTTGTTGTAGCTAAAATCTGATTGTATCTATCGTAAGCTGTAAGACTTCCGTTTTTATATTGTGTGTAATCAATACCATCTTTTACTTTTGGTAATACATTAGGTGCAGTTCCAAAACTTATAAACGCATTAACTAATGGGTCTTGTTTAATTTTTGAAACAGACAAAGGATTTAAGAAACCATTAAAAAATCTTAAAGTGTCTCCGTCTTTATATCTCATTGGTTCACCTAAAAAATTATATTCAGGAGAAACTGGAGACCCTAAACCTGTTCTTAGTCTTACAGTGTCCATTAAAGAATTTACATCTCTAATGTATGGGTCGTTTAAAAATTTTCCGTATATATTAGGAACAAAACTTCCAACTTTTTGATTAAAATATTTTTCAAATGCTTTGCTGTCTTCTTTTGCAATACCATTATAAAGACCATCAATTAAATCAGCTAAACTTTTCATATAAGTTTTGCTTAATAAATTTTGAGTTATTGCAAGTGGTAATGCTCCAGCTCTTTTTATAAATCCTTCACCAAATGCTCTAGGGTCTGCCGCACCTTGAATATTTTGTAAATACATAACCATATCTACTCCATACTTTTCAATCTCTTTGTCAGTCATGTAATTTTTAAGACTTACGAAGTCTGCCATTGCACCAAGAATAGCTCCGAATGGGTCTAATCTTCCAAATTGAATTTGAGTATCACCTATTTTAATAGAATATGGTTGAAATCCTGTTGCAGTTTTTTTAGCATTTAAAAGCTCTGTATCTTTAAATCTATTTAAAGTTTTACCATCATCATTGTAGTTAGTTGCTCCACTAATAATGCCCATTTCAGCTAAAAGATAACCAGCACTTAATAATGTTGCTCCTAAAGTAAGTTCTCCCCTTACTTTTGCAATCATTCTAGGGTCGTTACTATCACCTAATAAATGTTTTAATCTTCCTGAATTTGTAATTTTTAGTTGGTCACTAATTAAATTTAATCCAGTGTAGTCAGCAATTTGTTCAGCTATGTTTGCTGGTGTTCTGATAAATGGAAAAAACTGTTTTAAGAATGGAACTTCTTCTACAACAGAAGCAAACCTTTTAGTAAAACCAGTAAGCTCATCTGTAAAAGTATTTTCTGCACTATATTTTAATGCTTCAGAATTAATTCCTTTTAAACCTGTCTCATCAAAACTGTTTTTAATATATTCATTAACTGCTTTTTCAAATTCTTCGCCTTTTAAATTTAAGTCACTTGCTTCTCTTACAGCTTGTGCTTTAATTTTAGCTCTGTAGTTAATTTGTTTAAAAAATTCGTCAGTAGCATTTAGAACTCTACTTGGTAATCTAACAATTCTACCTTTAGCTCCTTGTATTACTGGTACAGAAGATGTGTCAGTTTTTAATGCTGAGTTTATAATTCCTTCACCTTTTTGAAATGATAATTTTGCAAATTTAGCTCCATCACCGATGTATTGAAATAAATATGCTAAAGTTGCTTTATTATCTTCAAATTCTTTTTTAAATGCAGATGCCATTTCAACATCGCCTTTTCTTAAAGCATTAGCTCTTGATAACATAGCACCAACCATGTTTGTAACTGGTTGAGCAAAAGTTTTTGTTCCAGTACCAACAGCATTGACTGCTAGTGTTTTGATGTTTGATAATAATGCGTTAATCCAAATCTCGTTAGCAACATTCCAAAATTTATTTTTAAAAGCATACTCTAATACTTTTTGAGTAGCTGATGGATTATTAATAGTTTCAATTTGTGTAAGTAATCTATCAAATGCTTTATCCCCACCACCAAATTTAACAAATGCGTCTTTGGCTTGGAAGAAATTGTCAGCAGTTTTAGCCGCCAACTCGTTCATATATTGAGTTTTACTAATTCCTAATAATCTTAATCCTCTACCTAAGAAATCGCCAAGCTGTTCTCTATTTTTTAAAAAGTTTTGATAGACATTCATTATGTCTAACATTGCTTCTTTATTTATTTTGCCTTGTCTGAAATATCTTACATAAGAAGGTAAAGCATTTCCTAAGCTGTTTATTGCAATATCACCTGCTAATATTAAAGGTTCTTTTCCTTTTATACTTTGAATAAAAGCATCGTACTCTTTACTAGTCTTAACAATATCAGTTCCATATCTTCTAATTGCTTCTCTACCAATAGCTTCATCAGCTAATGTAACATCTATTAATTTCTTATTATCTTTTATTGAATGATAAAAAGTTACAATAGATTTTAAACTGTTAGTTGCTGTCTTGTCAGTAAATGTGTCTATATTTATCCATTTAGGAGAAATCGTAAATGCTTCTTCAGAAGAAAGTTTTCCTTCTCTATATGCTGTTTGATTTAATAATAATTCGTCTGTTCCTAATTTAGCTATAATCTCACCTGCTTCAGCTTCACTAACTACTTTAGGTATTTGATTTTTTTCAGCTTTAATTATTTGTGGTAATTCTTCCTGAATGGCTTTCATCTTATCGCCAATAGAAAGTGTTGGGTCTATTTTATCACTTAAATCTTTAATAGCTTTATTAGCTTCTTGAATTTTAATAGTATCTTGTATGTGTTGTTCTTTAGTAATTTTTCCTGAGAAATAATCTTTTGAACTTTTTAAACCAAAGAAAACAGTTTCAGCTAATAACCCTAAACCAATACCTTCTATAGAATTTTTAAATCTTGCTTCGTAATAAGTATCGTCTGGTTTTGATGTTAAATAACTAAAATAATCATCAGCAACTTCAGGATAATATTCTTTAATAATATCTGCAAATCTTCCTGAGTTTTCATCAAATGCAATAAAATCTGCTACTGCACCTTGTGTTGTGAATTGAGCTATTTGTTGTGGTCTTGTTAAATTAGTTAATGCTCCTGCTGGTGCAACATTTTTTAATAATCTTCCAGCAACACCATACCCAGTTAAAAACTGAACTGCTCCTTCAACAAAACTACCAACCATTGTGTCAGTGTTGTCTTCAGGAAATGGTCTTGATGCGTCATAAAATGGGCTTTTAATTCCACCATTTATAAAATCAGGTTCTCCTACTTTACCAAATAAAACATTTTCTAATCCTAATGTTTTTGCTTCTTCATAAGACCTATATTTAGGCAATAAATCTGATGCTTGAAATTCTCCATCATTATTACCAAAATATATTCCACCTAAATTAGTGGCTTCTCCTAAAGTGTCACCTAATTGTCCTACTAGTCTTCCTTGAGCATTAATAGATTTTCTAACACCTTCTATTGGTGCAACTACAGCAGTATCATATAGCCAGTTATTTTCTTTAGATGTATCTTCAGGAACTACTGGATTTTCTTGTTTTGGAAATATAGTTGTGTCTCCATTTGCTTTACTCAAAATATCTTTTATTTGTTCAGACGTAAAATCGTCAGGTATCTCTACAGGAGTACCATCTTTTAAATTATAAGTAGCCATATTTATTTTTGATTTTTTGCTCTTTCTTTAGCAATTAATTCATCAACCTTTCTTTGTTTCAGTTGTTGTTGTCCTGATACGATATTGTCTGTCCCAACACTTCTTACATTTTTAGAAGGGTCAATCTTTTTTTGATTTTGTTGATTTTGGTTTTGTTGTTCTTGTTGTTGTAATTTAGCTGTTCTAATTCTAGCTAATGTTTCTTCTCTAGTTGGATATTCAAGACCAAACATTTTAGCTCCACCAATATTAGCATTACCTAAATCTTTGGTAATATCTTTAAACTCTTTTACAAATGCTTTAGATTTTTCTGTAAATGTTGGGTAGGTATCTACATTTTCACTAGACCAAATAAGCATGTGTTCTGTAATAAAGTTTTTAATTTCTAATGCTCTTTTTTTATCTTGAAATGAACCAGTTCCACTAATTTGAGTATCAAGTAATCTCATGTAATCTTGAAACTCTGGGTTAGAAAATCCTGTTTTATGAACACCTTTTTGTTCATTAGGAATAATCTTTGTCATTAAAAGATTGTGGTCTGCTTCTGTTAAATTTTTATTTAAAAAAGCATTGTGAGTTAATTCTCTTGCTCTATTTAAACTATCTATGTCGCCATTTCTGAATAAAGCAAATATTTTATCTTTAACTTGTGGATTGCTCTCTTTTCCACCTTTAAACCCACTTGCATAAGTTTCTGCAAATGTATCGTATGCTTTACGTTCTTCTCCGTTTAACTTATCTCTATCTATAGTTAAAAATTCTTCAGATAAAAAATTTGGATTACTTTTTTGTTTTTCATCTAAACCAGCATAGAAACTATGAAATCTAGCTGTTTTATCAGCTTCAAAAACACCATTATCTATATTAACTTTTTGTAATTTTTTAGTTTGTAACTCGTTAATTAATTCATCTTTTAATGCTTTAACTTTACCAATATTAGCTATTGAATTAGTTCCGCCATCTATAAAGGCAGGTAAATTATCTATTAGTTTAAAAGAAAAATCATAATCTCTTGTTTGTTTAACATAAGCTCTCATTGTTCTAACAAACAAGTCAGTAGTATTTACATTTGGATTAACAGCTCTGATGTCATCAAACTGTGCTTTAAAAACATCTCCTAAATCTTTATATGTTGCAGTTCCTTTTAAAATATCTTTTTTCTTATCATCAATAGAACCATACAAATTATTAACAAGCATCTCATCAAATTTTGTATTAAAAACTTTTAATTGAGCTTGTCTGTGTTCGTTTTCTAATGAGTTTCTAGCTTTTGATGTTTCTGTAAAAAATGATTTTTCTATAGCTAAAGCATCAAATGCAGATATATTTTTTTTCTTTGCAAAATCTGTAAGTACACTTTTGTACCATTTATCAAATGAACCTTCTTCAATATTATTTACAATATCGGCTTCAACATATTGTCTATCTAATAAATCGCTAAATTCATTAGCATAAGATTTTAGTGTTAATTCTTTATACTTATTTAGATAATATGGGTTAGCATCAGGAGTTATTTTTCCTTCTTTAATGGCATCGTGAAATGCTAATTTATTTTCATTATATGCTTTTTCAGCTTCAACTGAATTTATAGTTTTTTGTTCTTGTTCAGCTAATAAAGTTGCTTTAGTTCCACCATTGTTTACAAAATTATCTAATGCTGATGCAAACTCTTTAACACCTGCTGGTAATGGTTCAGCTTGTGGTGTATAGAATAAATTAAAATCTCTAGATACAACCTCTGGTAACTCAGGAGTTAAATTTAATCCTATAGGACTTCTTTCAGATTTTTTTGGCATTAGCTTAAATCAGTTGGAAATTGATTTCTTTTTTGTGCATTAGTTAATAAACCAGCTTTGTCTTTATTGTATTCTAAAGTGTAATAAGTATTTGCTACGTTAAGAGCTTGAGTAGCAAAGTTTAATTCTGGGTTTGGTGGAGTAACATAAGTGCTTTGACTTTCTTGACCAAACTGAATTGCTTCTAAATTTCTTCTAAATTGACTTTCATTAATTCCTAAGTTTCTTGTTAATGAAGCATTATAGTTTCCTTGAGTTCTATAAAAATCTGCCATTAATCCTTGTGTAGAACCACTCATAGCAAGACCACCAGCATCACCAGCTTGTGCTACATATTGAGATTGAGCTGACCTAGTTTTCTTATCTGCTTCAAAACCTTTTTGAGCAGTTTGTGATGCTAATTGTCTTATTTTTAAACCTTCTGCGGCATATCTTTGAATAGCATTTTGTCTTGCTAATTCATTTTGCCTATTTTGAGCTGTTTGCTGTGCTTTCTGTGCGGCATTAGTTGCTTGGTATTGAATACCTGCTGATGCAACTGACGCAATCAATAAAGCTGTTTCTACTCCTGTACACATATTTTTATAATTTCATAAAAAGGTTGATTTAATACTCCGTAATTAGTTTTTCGTAAAAACTTAAACCCACACCACTTTAACCATTTGATGTGAAGTTCATTTCTACAATCTACAAAATTGAAAAGTATTTTATGTTTGTTTGTTAAAAAATTTACTAAATTTCTACATTGTCTTAAGAATGGTATTTCAACTTCTTTCAAACCATTACTTGCTAAAAGCCAAATACTAGACAATGAATTTGTAATTTGGTTTACCCCAAAGATTGCTATTGGAATATTTTTTGAATTAAATATTGTGAAACAAACTGTTGAATGTTTGTAACTATAATAAAGACCTTCGTAAGGTGTAAGACCTATAGAACTTAAAATTTCTCTTTTATCTTCAAATCTTAATCTTGGAGCTAAATTCTTTATATCTTCAAGAACAGTTAAACGTATATGATTAAATCCTTGTTGTTGGGCTAACATAATAACCATTCCAAGAAGCATTAATAAAATTAGAAGGTAAATGACTGTCGTTACTTATTGTAACAGTAAATTTGTCATTCTCTGATTGAACAGCAAATTCATAATCACCATCTTCTAAATTAACTGTACCTAATAATCCTGTACCAGTTATTGTTCCTGTAAATGTGGTTGCAGAACTACTTCTACCAACAGGTTGAACTAATGTAGTAAAATAACCTGTGTCATTATAAGATACTGCCCAGCTTCTAATTTGTAATCTTCCTTCTTTAACTGAAATTTTAGAACCTGCTGTATCAGCATCTTGCATAAATTGTTGAGAGAAAGTAAATGTAAAATTATAAATTTCACCTATAAATAAATTTGTAGAAGAAACATTTCCACTAACAACAATCGTAGTGCCATTAACTGTTTGGCTAACTATAGCAATTTCTCTACCAGAAATATTTGCACCACCACTTCTAGTTACAACTGACATCGTGTTTTTAATTGCGTATGGAAGTGTAATAGTAGTTTGGTCTGTTCCTGCGTTATAGCTTCTTGAAACTCCTGTAGAGTTTTCTTGTAATTTTCTATCTAGATGAGTTAAATAACTTGCTCCTGTATCTGTTAAATTAGGAGATATATCTAAAGTCTCAATGAATACGTCTGTTCCTCTTTGAACTACTAAATATAAAGTATTTTCAATAAAATCTACATTTAATATGTTTGTGTTAGCAGAAGTTCCCATGCTCCATTTATGCCAAGCACTTTGTAATCTTTTATTTCCTGAAACATAATATTGATAAACATAAAGAGCATTTGCTTCATCAGAACTTATTGCAACAACAATGTTCTCATTTGTTGCAGTAGTTATCTTAAATACATTCTTAGGAATAAATTTTGGTACATTTGCAGTAATGTCTTCTGCTTGTTTTACGTCAGTATCAGAGGAAATATAATATTCTCTAAAACCTGTATAGTTTCCTTTTGGAAAACCAAAGATAACATTAGAACCAGCATTAATAGGTTTAATATTTCTATCGCTTTCAAATTCGGTAGTAACATTTATTGCAACATTAGCGGCAGTTAATACTGTTCCACCTGTTAAAATAAACTGTGTTTGGTCTGATAATATTAAAAGTTCTTCATCAAATGATACTGCTGACCTTAATATAGAAACTTTAGAATGTGTTGATGCTACATCTATTGGGTCTGTATCTAAAACTTGTGTAACTGTTTCTGGAAAGAATTGAAAAAATTCTCCACTTCTAGACATTACAATATTTTCATCAGCTAAAAATCCTAATCTATTTCTGTGAAAAAATATTTCGTTAATTTTTCTACCTATAAAACTTGGGTCAGGTGCAGAAGTTAAATCACCTGCTACTCTATTTCCCCAAACTGGTACATCATAAGTAACTGCACTTAATGTATATGTACTATCATCACATTGTGTAAATCTAAAATTTCCATCAGCAGTTCTAATTAGAACATGCGGCATCGTAGTTTCATCAATTTCTATAACTGTGTTTGGGGCAACTGTTTCTTCCCAAACTCCATCACCACCAGAGCTTTCAATAAATTTTACAAAATAATTATCAAACTTATTTGTTGCATCACCTGTTACTTCAACAACCATATTATTAATTGCAGGTAAAGGTAGAGCATCAAAATTATCTACTGTGTCTTTAATTACTTGTGATGCTTGGTCTCCATAAGAATCGGAAGCACTAATAGCTAATGTTCCTGATGCTTTAATAACTGAAAAACTTGAATTACCAATGTTTGCAAATGTTAATCCAGCAGGACTTCCAATAGCACTTCTTAAACCATCTCTAACTTGCTCTGTAGTTACAGAACCAGTAGTAGCTAATGTAGTGTTATAAGTAGTTCCGTCTATTGTAATTGAATATTTAATTCCGTTAATTGCTTGAGTACAAGTATAAACAGCTTGTTGTATTTTAGCTGGACTAGTCGTTGCCGACATAGCTGTTGTAATATTTTTATTAAGAACAAAAGTATAATCAGCAATAGACGTACAAGAAAATTGAGTTCTTGGAGATGCTGAAGTTAAATATGCAGAAGCTCCTGTTTGCATAACAACTGATTTTTCTGTTCCTGTAGTGTCAAAAACTCTAATAGAACCATTAGTAATAATGACAATATATCGTTCTGTTAAATCTCTATTAATCGTATGAACATACGCATTAGTAAGAGCTGATGTTGAAATTTTTTTTATATGTGTAGTGTTAGGTCTTTTTTTTAAACCTTCTACAACACTAGAAAATCCATTTAGTTGAGATGTAAATTGTGACGATAATCTTAATACTTCAGGTTGCTGTGATACACCTTGCACCAAGTTAGGAATAGTTTTGCTAACTAGTGCCATTTTAATAAATTACGTTAGTTCTACTTACTGTGTATGCACCTAATTGATTATCAAATATTGTGTAATCTCCTGTTGATGCTTCAGCTTGTTTTAAAACAATTAATGCTCTTGCTTCATCTTCTTGAGAAAATTTATGAAGTGTAGTTGCTCCTAAAGTTCTATCGTGGAATACTCTAGCACTTCTAATAGTTATATATCTCTTAGCCGCTTCTGGGATTTCGGAGAAGTCTAAAAGGTAAACTATTGTAACTTCATCAAAGTCTCTATCAAAAATATCTGTATTTTCTGCAAGATTATAAATGTAATTATTTCTTTGTACTATATCGTAAGATAATTTTGAAAATTTATTTGGGTCTAATTCAACTCTTAAAACATTACTAGCTAATGGTATTTTATTACTAGCATCTTTTGATAATGTTGCTTTGTAATGTGTATTAAAATGCCAACCTTGAGATTGTACTTCTCTATTAATTTCGTTTAAAACATTTCTAGCCATTGTTCCATCAACAGGTAAACTTCCAGTTAAAGAACTTAATGGAGCTTCACCCACTGTAGAAAGAATTGTATTAACAGCTTCTAATTCAGATGTACGAGTTGTAATTGTCATTTGAGAATATTTTTAAAGGGGGAGAAATTAATCTCCCCCAGTTTTTAACTTAATAATTAATTAAGCAGTCTTAATTGAAACAGCACTTTCAGGTCTTAAAATACCATGACCTAAAGCCATTCTTGATGTTAAAAGAGTTCCTAATCTTCTAGGGTCGTATGTGCTTTCTAGAACTAGGTCTTTTAATTTAACTGTACCAACAGCAGAACTGTGGAATACAACTGCGGCAACTGTTGAGAAGTCTCCGATGTATGTATTGTTTTGTCCTGATGTAGAAGCCGCAGATTGGTCAGTGAATGAAGCTACAGCAGTATTAGATTTAATAACTGGTACTCCACCGATTGACACTACAGTTCCTTTTGCTCTATCACCTGCATTAGCAGAAAAGTCTCTAGAAATTAAACTATCTAGATTACATAGCTGATAATATTGGTCAGGAGCTACAACGATATATCTTCCTTGAGAAGGTACATCTTTTTCGTCTAATGACTGGATTGCATCAAAAATTGATGAAACCAATACAGAAGCCGAAGTTTTAGCAGTAGCCGCAGTGATTTGTAATCCTGCATTGCCGCCTGTTATGTTTGCAGATGCTCTAGAAGCTAGAACAACTAAGTTAAGTAGATTTTTATCTACAGTTTTTGCTAATGCTTGTCCCATTTCTCTTGAGTAAACTGAACGAACATCATAGTGATTTTTAAGTTCGTCTATTTCACCTAGAAATGCAGATGCTAATAGCATGTCATCTATATTGATAACTTTCTCGTTTTTGCTTACAGCAGAACCAAGAATTTCATTACCAATAGTGTGGTAACCTGAACTGATTGTTCCAGTTACAGGGAATTGTGCAGACTTTCCTGAAGTGATACTTCTTACTGAAGTCATTCCAAGCATTTGATTTTCACGTTCAAAAGCTGAAAGAACTTCACCAGAGAAAACTTTTAGAAAGAGTGCATTTGCGTCACCTGCGGCATTGATTTGCCCAAGACGTGACGGAGTTGCGTTTGACATTTATATGTCTCCTTTTTTGTTTGTTTGTTTGGTTTGTCTTTTTTGTTTCAGCTAATGTACTTTCCTATTCAGAGAGTTATCTGTCGTAACAGGCAATCCTTTTGAATTTTCATTAGGTCACCTCTCTAGTGAGAGATGGTGATTATTTTTTAGGTTTCTTTTTAAACTTATTACTTTTAATAATAACTTTTTTAAATCTAACTATTCTTTTTAAAGGCACTACTATTTTTTAAACACATCAAGTGTAGGTTTTAATCCGTAGATAGAACCAAATATTCCAACTACTAACCATTTATAGAAATCAGGAAATTTATTAAAATATTCAAAAAATAAATCTAATTTACTTTGTATCTTTGGGTCTCCTGAAAATATTGACCAAGCTAAAATTAAAATAGGAAGTGTTACTATGACTAAGACAAATTCATCTTTCCAACTTTTATCTTGTTCACTTGCAACATCTCTTTGATATTCAATTTCACCTTTAGCCATACGTTCATAATATTTACGTTCAGCTTCAGATTCTAAAAACTCAGATTGCTTATGATTTTTATAAATTTCTGCACCTGTTTTAAGTACAGTTGGAATTAAACTCCACCACATTATTTTTTACTCCTATTGGCAGACTTAGACATAATTCTTAAATTACCTCTTGAATTATTTCTTGGGTTACCATCTTTATGGTCAATATCTTTACCATTAATTTTAGCACCCAATTTTTTCTTCATAAGTCTTCTAGCTAAATTTCTTGAAGCTCTGTTTTTTATCTGTTCAGGTTTACCCTGATAATTTTTATATTCAGACTTATAATCACGCATTAAAGAACAGAACTTCTAGCTATTTTATCAGTTACTTCTTTTCTATATGCTGGGTCTTTTTCGTATCTTGGGTCATTCATAGCTTGTGTTACTTGAGCTATAGATTGAAACGCATCTACAGAAATAAAGTCACTATCGCCTTGAAATAAGTCTTGTTGTTTTGGAGATGATTGTTTCATTCCAGCAGTTGCCATTAATCCTCTAACAGCAAATTTCATTGCTTGTAGTGAACCATTAGAAACTACATCATTAAAACTTTCAACTTCTTCATTTGATAAATTTTTAGAAGCCCAATCTATAAGTTGGTTATATTGTTCTTGAGAACCTACTTCGTTGTAAATTTGTTTTTGGTAGTTGTCAGAAATTGCTTTTTGACCTTCAATGTAACCATCTACTAAATTTTTATCTAAACCTAATTTAGCAAGTTCAGCATAAGAGTTTTCAGATAAAACACCTGTATCAGCATACTCTTGATTATATTTATCTAAAGTAAATCCTTCAGTTTTAACTTCTTCAGATTTATTTTTAGGAGCTTCTTGTTTTACTTCTTTAGTATTAGATGAAAATTTCTTTTCTAATTCAGAATATGCTTTAGCTAATTCTTCAGCATTTTTAAATTTTTCAGGAAGCCATTCAGGTTTTTGTTCTGTGCTTTCAGTTAATGATTTAGGTTGAGATATAACTGTATTAGTTCCTGAATTTGCAGAAATAACTTCTGCTCCTACATTAACTCCTGCTTTAGTTAAATCTTGTGCTGATTGTTCTAAAGTTACATTTTTATTATCTGCTACTACTTCTACTCTTTGAGTATTCATATTATATCCTATTGTTGATTAGTTACTTGTTTAACTGCATCAATCATACCTTGCGGATTTTCGGCATTAGCTTTACCAAGCTCAATGGCTACTCTAGGGTCTGCAAGAGATTGTTGTGCAAATTGTTGCACTTGCATTTGTTGTTGTTCTTGTTGTATTTGTTCAGTGGATTTAATTAATCCTGCTGTATCAACCCCATTTGCTACTGCAAATTTCTTAATCGCATCTTCTAAATTTATATATCTACCTAAAACATCTGCACCTAAAGTTCCTGCAAGGTCAGACATAAATTGAAGTAATCTTATTCTATCTGAACTTCTTCCTAGTGCTTCCAATCCAACAATGATTTTTGGCTTTACTATATCTTTAGGCAAATCTGGTAATAGTTTTGCTTCCTTAAGCATTGATATTTTTGCTTTTAAATATGGAAGTTGAAACTCTGCTGTAAGTAAACCATAGACACCACCAAGAGCATCTTGAAGTTCATTAGCAATTAAAGATATTTCTGTAGCAGTAACTCTTTCTGCTTGTCTTTGAACTGATGAATTTAATAAAAATGCAAATTGTAATCTTTGTTCAATTTTATTTATTGTTTCTAATGAAACTCTAAAGTCAGCAAATTTACCAACTTGAAGAACACTTACATCTTGAGCATTTCCTTCAACGATTGCACCATTATTAGCTTTTGCAATAGATGAAGCTCTAGTTGAACCATTTGGGGCAACTAGGAATAAACATTTAGCTGATGCTGTAGAACCTTCTAATATAGCTCTAGTTAAACCTTCTAATGATTTTAAATCACCAAGATATGCTTCTACTAAACCTCTACCATAATCTTGACCATCAACTCTATTAAAACGTAAAGCAATAAATGGAAGTTCATCTAATTTATATTCTTTTTTAAGAATTTGTTTTTTAGCAACTTCTTGAATTAAACAATATTTATCTACTTCTCTATAAATATAAGTAAATAGATTTAAGTTTTTATGTTCTTCGTCAGTTTTCTTTGTGATTTGTTTTGCAATTTCTGGTGGGAGAGAAGTTGGACTTATACTTTCTTTAATTATAATTTTTAAAACTTCACCTTGAGGGTTTCTTTTAACCACATAGTTTTCTAATCTATAAACTCTTAATCCTTTTTCAGTTAATCTTAATAAAGTATTACCACCAACAATTAACTGTTTAAGAGCTTCATAAACATTAACTCTATCTGAAGTAGCTTCAATGTTATCCATTATAGCTTTTTCAATTTGAGCTAAACCTTGTTCAATAGTTTCTTTTTGAGCTGGGTCTTGTTGTAATTTTTTATAAACTAAATCGTCTATTCCTAAACGGAAGAACGGAGCTTGTGGGGGAAACAAAGCTAACATGAGCTTTGATGATAAGTTCATAACACCTCTAGAACCTACTGATTGGTATGGTGTTGGGAAGTTTGTACTTTCGTTTGAACCTTTTGGTGGGAATAAATGAGGTATTGTTAATTCAGCACTATCTCTAGCTCTTTCAATAAATACTTCTCTATTAATTTCTAACTTTGTATATTCACTCTCAATTTTGGATTTTTCCGAATTGACTTTATCTGAAACAGAATATCGTTCCAAGTTAGATTAACTTGTTGGATAATTTAAACCGCTACCATCACCAGCTAAAGGTATTCTCAATGAACCTCTGCCTAATCTAGTTCTAGATTTGTTAGATGCGGATTGTCCTGCTTCTGAATTCTCACCAGCTACCTGAGGTGACATTTGTTTTTTACCTGCCACACCTTGAGTAACGATTGGTGGTGTAGGTGGTAAAGGTTCGGGTGCTGGGGGAGCTTTGGGGCTACTTGGACACATATTTTAATTCTCCTGTTGAATGTTGTATTGATTTATTAAATGAGTAACGACTGACCTTTGTCCTGATTTGTAATAAATTTCTTTTTCAGAATCTTTTAAATCGGCACATTTGTCAGGGAATAGACTATTGAGATACTTTATTAATTCTTCCTTAATAATTGGTATTTTTACCTTGTTATCCATTGACTACTCCTAAAGTGGCACTTTATTAATTTTTTACTCATTCAGTTCTCCTGCGATTGCCGAATAACCACAGGCATCAATATAATCATCATCATTATGGTTACCTGCTTTAGTTCTAGCTAATTTTAGTAAAACCATAAGAATAGCTACGTCTTTAGCTGTTAATGGGTAGTCTAAGTAAGCACTCCAAAGAGAAGCAATATTCTGGTGATTAACTTTTTTATCACCATGAGTTTTACTTCTATCGGTACTAACTAGCTTTTCTGCTGTTTGCAGTATTTGTGAAGTCTTCATATCTATAGTTCCATAGTTTAGGTTTGTTTGTTTTAAAATTATATTCACCAGCTCTTAATATTCTTGCTAGTCTTGCTTGATGGTAAGCATCATCAGGGACATATTTGTTTCTTAAAAATTCAGCTACAACAGCTTCCCATAAGTCGTCTATATTCTTCTTATCTAATAATACTCTAGATGCTTTAACAGCTCCTACACCAGCACAACCTTTGTAACCATCAGCTTGGTCTCCAACTAAAACCTGAGTACAAAAATTATAATCAGCTTTGTTAGCATCTACATATTCAATACTGTCGTCTATTATAAAACAATGCCAACCAGCTATTGTTCTCATGTCTTTATCACCAGATACTAT